TTTTACCGTTCTTGGAACCATGTTTGGCAAAAACATGAAACAAACAGCAAACATGAATGTTCAGGCTGGTGTGGTAAATGTCAACGGCGGTCCGATGGGCGGCGGTCCGATGGGCGGTGGTCCAGCAGGTGGAGGTAGAGGTGGAAGAATGGGGAGAATCGGCAACGCCATAAAAACCCATGCTGGTGGTTATGGACCGATGATTGCTTCTGCGGCGTTAATGTTAGCCGGAGGTGCCTTAAGTAGTAAAGGTAATGACGCTGGCGGATATGACTCTGCTGGTGGCACTGCATTAAAAACTGCTGGAAATACAGCAATGGCTACTGGCGGAGGAATAATGCTTTTGGGGCAGAACGGTCTTGCTGCCATTGGCGGAGGGTCAGCGTTGGCAGGAACTGGTGCTCTTGCTATAGGTGCTGCTGGGCTTGCTGGTGCTTATGGTGGAGGCTCATATATCGCAAGCAAATTTACGGACGACTCGGTTAAATCCCGAAGTACGGCTGCGGCTGGTGGAGCACTAGCAGGTGCGGCTAGTGGCGCAGCCGCTGGCGCTGCACTTACCGCATGGCTTGGACCTGGCGCAGGAGTTGGCGCTGCGGTGGGCGCTATTGTTGGCGGGCTTGTTGGTGGTGTTACTGCCTATGTTAAAGCAGGTAAGCAGAGAAAAGAAACCAGAAAAGCCGCGGAGAGCCTTGTAGAAGACTACACCTCAACAGTTAATGAGGCTTTTGAAGGTGGGAACGTTGAAGACCTTCTCGCAGCAAGAGACAAACTGCGTAAAGACTACGAATCAATGATTGCCACAAATGCCGATCCTGCTTATGCTGCTCAGGCGCTAGAAAAGTACAACGCGCAATTAGACGCAACGAACAAACAAATAGATAATTATGTAAACAATACTTCTCTTTCCGAAAAATATTTTGATACTGGTGCCGAGTCTCTTAATAAACTTGCAGAGGCAGCAGGCGTTGACATCAAAGACAAGATGCTCAATTTCCGAGAAGTGCTTGCTCTTGTCGGTAAGACCGCCGAAGAACAAGCCAGACTGTTGAAAGCAGCATGGTCAGGTTTTACCGCTGGAATCGTGAATCCAGTATTTGATTATTTTGATAAACAGGCAACGGAAAGAGAACAGTTTAAGGCTGTTAACGCAGCAGCAGAAAAGTTGCAAGGTGGCGATGCGGGCGTTGAGTCTCGTCAGGATTTCCTCAAGAAAGCCCTCCAGTACAATATTGGAAAATTTGGTGATATTCAAGGCTTGACCAATACGTTCAATCAACTTGAAATGGATTTGGCAGCAGGTGGGAGATTTGCAAATCTCACAGATGATCAAAAGAACGCGTTGCGAACTGATTTGCGAAATGCTGGTGGTGCGCCCGACACAATACTGAAGAATGTTGATTTTGCAGGACTCGCTGAACTTTCTGGTGGAATCGGCAATATGGGTGGGCTTCTTGATGCAAATGGTTTTGTAGACCCCAAAAAACTTCAAACCTTAATTACCAGTGAAATGGCTAAAAATCCTCTTTTCTTGCAACAATACACAGACGCTGTAAGCAATCCTGACAAAGTTATTGCTGGTTCAAGAATAAATAACTTGTTGAAAGACACAACCTATGGGGGTACTGGAACAAGTGGAGTTGTGCCTGACAGAATTGTTCCTCCTGCTCAGGGAACACAAAATTATGTAGCGCAAACGACTATCCATGCGGCGATGTTGGACAAAGGAACTGTTGACCAAATTGAGAGGGCTATTGCCAAAGCCTTGAAAGAACAACGAGAACGAGGAATGGCGCCAGTAACGGGTGGCGTGGACACAAGGGTGAATAGTTAATGGCTAGCACGGTGACCGTTTGGGTGAGAATGAGGGATTCTGGGGATGAAGCGAATCGTCTTCAATCAACAATACCTGGGGCTTTGCCTCTTATTTTGCGTATGCGTTCTTCTGACCCTTCCGAGGAGCAAGATTTTGTTTTCCCATACAGTCCAAGAGAGGTGAACATTGGACAGTTAGCGGATGAAATGGTTCAGATACCGAGACCTGGAACTACACCTATTGTTGCGTTTAAATCGCACAGACTGATGACTCTTGATTTCACAGCGCTTATCGCCCATCCAGGCGATGGTCTTATTAGAGATGTTGAAAAAGAAATTTTTAATTTGCGGTCGTTTGCTTCAAACAGTAACAAGGTTTTTCAGTTGATTAATTATGATGTTTTCACTCGAGAGCCCTATATTTTTCGCAATATGAGCCAAGAAAGAGTGAGTGGCTTGTTTTTCTCTATTACGGATATGAGTGTTGATGTTACGAGAAGGAATAAGGATAATCTTATTACTCAAGCAAATGTTAAAATAAGTTTGGTTGAAAACAGAAACCCTCGTATCAATATTGTTTTGATTCCTCCTTTGAAGTTGACAAAACCCAACCCAAACTGTTCAAAGCCTAAATTTGCAAGAGAAAATCCACAAATTTGCAAACCATCCGAGGAGAAACATCCGTCGGGTTTTAGTTACACCGATGTGGCAAACGCAACTCAAATATTTAATAATAAAGGAGTTGGAAAGGGTACTACAGATCCTAATCATCAAAAGAATTTTAAACTTTGCTACCTTCCAGTATTGAAAGCAGTTCGCTGGGTGCCGATGACACAAACGCCGTGTTTGAAAAAGCCGTAGCCAATGATTAGCGATAGAACAATAGTTTTTCTTGGAAATGACCAAGCGAACGTCAGAGCACAAATCGCCCAAAGCATCACAAGCATAGATGTGGACTATTCTGTCGACGGAGCATCACAGATCAAAGTTGAACTTGTTGACGAAAAACTTGAGATGTGGAATAACGGATATTTTGCCGTCGGCAACATTGCAGATTTTTTTGACGGGAATATCACCGAAAAATACATGATTGCTTCTCACGAGATTTCTGCAGGAGAAGGAGAATATTTCAAAATTACTTTAGCGTTAAGGACTGAAGCAATTCAACGAATGAAATTGGATAAAAAACCTCAAGCGTTTAAATCAACTACTGCCTACGATTTTGCGGAAAAAGTAGCGAAAAAGTTTGGTTTACAGTTTTTGGGTCAAAAACCTGTTGGTGTAAAAACGACAACAATCAAAGTGAAGACTGAGAAAAATAAAGAATCTGTTTACGATGTTTTGGTTCGTTCTGCAAAAGACCTTCAATACCTTTGTTTCGTTATGTACGCAATTCCTGCTGGTGGAACTGTTCCAGTACCGACCTTATTTTATGGTTCACCAAAATGGCTTCTTGGGCGTTGGGGTATAGAAAGAACCGAGGAATTTACGTTTCAAAAAATTGGAGGCGGAACAGAAAAGCGACCTCTTTTGTTCATCCCCCTCAAGTACCCCAATGACGACAAATTAAATTTTTTTCTTACGCAAGTTCCTGAGATGCGCCGTTCAATGGACAGCCCCAAGGAGTCTGAGGGTTCAGCAAGTCTGTGGGTTGGCGATAAATATGAAGAAAATATTGGAAGCGCATACAACATTAGGGCGGGGATGACCGTGGTTGTATACGGGATTAAAGGTTTTGACCAAACAGCATATTTGATTACTTCTGTCAAATATCGATATGGGGAGCCAGAACCTGTGGCAATCAGTTTTGCTACGGTAGAGAAAATGAGTCCAGAAGACAAAGCGAAAATTGATAAAAAAGTAGCAGAAACAACAGTGATTGGTTAAGGATAAAAATGTCTATTTACGGTGATTCTATGGATGGGATGGATAGGGCTGATTCGGCTGCGATGGCGAATGCCTCTTTTTCTTCCATACATGTTGGTGTTTTGACCGCAAAAAATGATGCCACTAGAACTGGTTTTGTTAAAATCCCAGCGCTGAATAACGAGGCTCAACTAGGTCCGTACAGGTTCATGGCTCATTTTACTTTTCCAGTAACTACGCCAGTAAAACAAACCTTGAACACAACTACGGGAACAGTTTCTGGAACTTCTGTGGTTACTAGTGCTTCCCTCTCTTCAACTACCACAAGTCTCTCGGGTGCATATGGTTCAACATTGACTCTTCCCAGTGTGGGGGAGCGAGTTCTTGTTGTATTATTGAATGGTTCCCTCGATGAAGGCGTGATTGTGGGGTCAATATGAACACGATTAGATTACCGATACGTTTTAGGAAAGACAGTCTTGAAATGGAGAAAATACTTGAAAACACTGACGAATATTATGCGAATTTGATTGGCTTGACAGTGCAAATAGTTCCAGGTGCGTTGCCTATATCAACTTTTTACGGTGTGGAAGACCCGACTTTTGAGGCTGGCGGAATCGCAAAAATTGGCGTAGAAGTAGGCAGTCTTATTCCTGAGGTAAGAATCACCACCAGTGACGCTGTTGTTGACAACAATGGAAAAAGTAATTTAGTAATCAGATTTAATCGGTTGGTATAACTGTGACATCACCAAATTTCTCTGAATATGTTGACCTTACCATCTTTGATAAGGATATTACCGATGTTTACAACGACGCTGTCGAGTACGCACAAATTGCTTTACCCGAATTTACTCCAAGAGTGGGAACAATAGAGAACGCAATACTTGAAGCGACGTCTCATCAAACAGCGAGCATGATTGCGACTTTGAACCGTATGCCCGACGGGCTTATGGAAGGAATATTAAAACTAATTGGTTTTGATCGCATTGAAGCGACTCCATCATTGGCGACAGTTGAAATCACTTTGTCTGTGGACACTGGTCAAACTATTGCTGCTGGCACTGTTTTTTCTTACGATGTTTATGATGGTGCGGGTGTTTTGACACAAAACCTTTACGAAACGACTGCAGATTTAACAATTTCCGCTGGGGCAACAACAGGGTCAGTTTCTGTTCAGGCGTCAACTCCTTCGCTCTACCCCGATATTCCAATTCCATCTAACTTGACTGTTGTTTCAAGTACACCTTTTATTTTGTCAGCCAGCCTCACGGCTTTGTCGACAGCGGGAACAGACTCAGAAACTGATGAAGAATATTTCAATAGAGGAGTAACTTATCTTAGTTCTTTGAGTAGTTCAATAACAACTGCATCTCAGTTGACCAGTTATATTTCCACAAACTACCCGACGGTATCAAAGTTCAAGGTTTATGATTTAACTCAAGCAAAAGAAAACGATATCACCAATGCCGTACTTTCTTCCAATGTGGTTACTTTGACAACTAGATATGCGCACGGTTTTTCCGTTAGCGATGTTGTTGATGTTGCCGATATGGCAAACAGCGTGTATAACGGAACATATACAATAACCGCCGTGCCAACCACTACTACATTTAGGTACGCAAGAACAAACGCCAATATTACTTCCGCAGCAACCACCGCTGGAAGTGTTGTTCTCGGAAACGGAATGCTTTTTGCGACAGCGAATGTCGGCGGTGCGGTCACTATTTCTATGTGTGACTCGGCAGGTGACGCTATCGGAACGGAACAAAAACTTGCTATAGAAACCGCAATTGAAAGCAAAGTCGTTGCGGGTTTGAATATCTTCTTGCATGACATGAACACTTTTGATGTGAATGTCAGTGCGACTGTTGTTGTATTACCAAACTATTCCACTGCGACTGTGGGAACAGCGGTCTCTGAGGCAATTGAGCAATATCTTTCTGTCGCTGGTTGGGACTTTTCAACCTCAGTGAACTCCTTGTATTTGACAACAATCGCTTCACAGGTGACTGGGGTGAAATATGTTTCTGCCATGGATGCCACAATTAGCGGCTCTACAAGTTTTGCCACGGACAGCGGCAACGATGTCACTATTCTTGAAAAAGGAGTGATACCCATCGGTAACTGCACGACGATTGCTACCGCCGCGTAAGCCATGGCGACAACAAATAACTACATCCCACGGGAAGAATCAACCTTCCTGGAGCCATCTGTCTTTGCTGCGGGTATAGATGACCTATGGACATCCGATGGGACAATTTCACTAGACACGACAACATATTTAGACGCAGAATACGGTTCTTTAAAACTTGTTCCTTCTGCTAGCGAAAACTATGTTCGCTATAACTATTACGCAACAACAGCGAGCACACCATCGCAGTATTCAATAACTGCTTCATTTGATAGTAATGATTTTGTTGAGTCGTTTGTTTGGGTGAGACCCACCCAAAACTGTTCAATTTTTTTTAATACAGTTTTATCAAGAGTTTCTTTTGATGCGAATACGGGCGTTTATTCGTTTGTTAATCCGTTTGACCAAATTGTTGGCGATGAAGGTAGCGAGTCTGTAATCATTGGTGGTACGGACGAAGCCAAATGGAAACTGATTAGGTCAATTCCCGTAAGAGTTCCTTCAAGTGGTTTATATTCAATTCAACTACGGATTCGAGTGGTGTTTGATGATTACACCAACGCCGTTATGAATATTGCTAGACCATCCGCGTACCCATCATTGAGGTTTTTGGATAACTTGTTTCTTCAAGGTGTAACACAGTATATTCCCGATGTTTTTTTTGAATCAGATTTGGCAGATTTTTCCTCAAATGAACCAACACTTCCTTTGACTCGTTTTTTGGATGTGTTGACCACAACTGCTGGCAAAATAAATATTACGGCTAATCAGTTTGAATACTTGGATAGAGCCTCGGGTGGTGACCCAACCGATTTAACAACCCTAAGCCAATTTGTAGATCCACGAGTTTGTGACTCAAATTATTTGAATTACCTTGCTCAATATAGGGGTAGACCACTACTTATCACTTACCAGCCTTCCACTGAAGGTATCGGCTGGCAAGTTTTTACACTTAATTCATCGTTGCTAACTGGTCTTGACCCCACTACTGGTTTGCCTGTTGGCACGGATGTTCTCGGCACGGACGCCGCTAACGCTGGTGCTTTTCCTGAGGGCGTTGAGGCTTACGCACGATGGCAGGTTGAAACAGGGTATTACGGTCACAATGCTGGAACAATAGATGCGATGGTAAGTGCCGCAAAAAGAGCGTTGACAGGCACCAAGACAGTCAATTATACGGTTACACAAAATCAAATTGATTTCACTACCAGCCAAGCAGAAACATACGGAACAGTCGTTGGTGAAGTTGGGACAAGTAATCCATTTGTTTTGTCTTTGATTGAACCCGCAAGACCTCTTGGAATGCTCATCACCCACACGCTGACTTCGTGATGTAGAATATGTAGGTAACTTCAAAGTTGGAGGATTCATGGAAGATAAAGATGAAAGCCCTTCCATGGATAAAGATATTGAGCAACTCCTTCGTGAATCATTGCCTCAAGGTCTTGTAACCAACTTTGTTCTTATCGCAGAAGTAGTGTCAGACTCACAGCAAGAGTTGATACTGTCCGTTTCTGATTCAATGACCCCTTGGCTTGCCAACGGGATGTTGACTACAGCAATGGAAATGATGCGGGCAGGAGAATACCAATTCCCTATAACGGAGGAAAACAATGAACAAGAATATTAAAGCAAACGTAAGCGATCAGGCTGTCAAAGGCGCCCTTTTGGGTGGTCTCGGATACCTTGCCAATAAGTGGGGTGTTTCGGCTGAAGTTGTGGCATTGGTGATGCCTCTTGCTTTGGCAGCCCTTGCTTGGGTTTCCACCAAGATTGGCGACAAGAACACGACAGCAATTTTTTCGGCTGTCTCCACAATCGTTGACGCTCAAGCAAAAAGCAAGAAAAAGGCTTAACGCTTCAAATCGGATAAGGGTAAGTGTTGTATTCTTGATGGGTGATGACGGTTTTTGCCGTCTCTCGGATTGAGGATTGATGCTTGCGGGAAAATACAACATAGTATGCGATCAGGGGTCTACTTTTACTCGCACCCTTGAAATAAAAACTGCCGAAGGAGCAATATTTTCCTTGGCTGGGTATACAGCGCGTATGGAAGTCCGCAGGACACTTGACGCCTCATCACCGATTGTGTCCTTGACTACCGCCAACGGTCGCATATTCATCAACGGTGCCCTTGGTGTTATAACCCTGTCTTTGACCGCGGCGGAGACTGCCGCTCTTACACAGAGCGGGGTTTATGACTTGGAGATAGTCAAAACTGCTACGGGTGAGGTTTATAAGGTGGTTAGAGGAGAGTTCAGACTTGAGAAAGAGGTGTCACGGTGAGTGATATATCCACCCAACTAACCATGGGTAATGCGGATTTCAATGTTGTTATTGAAGACCGACGAAACATTGTTGAGATATCTACAGAAGAACCTAACATCATTCAGGTTAAATTGCCTGGTGTCGCAAGCGGTCCCAACGTCCTGTACGGCGCAGGCGTTCCTTGGGAAATAGAGATTGAGATTTAAATGCCAACAATTGCTTCGGATTACGGCAATGTCGGCGACATTTACATTGATACGCTTACTGGCGATTTTTATGGTCCGAAAACCGAGGCGGGGTGGCCGGACACTCCCTTCTTTACCGCTTTGTCTTCAATCACGATTGATGCCGCGGTTTTAAACGATAGACACATTCATACTCAAAGTTCGGCTTCTTCAACATGGAATATCACCCATGCTTTAGGTGGGAGACCTTCGGTCACAATTGTTGACAGTGCGGGAACCGTTGTGGTGGGTAATGTTGTGTATAATAGCAATACAAGTATTACCGTATCTTTTACAGCCCCATTTTCTGGTTTCGCTTATTTGACGTGAGGATTTAAAATCAATGGCACAAAAATTCGTAACTAACTTAAATCTCAATCAAAATCAGTTAATCAACGGCAAATTCGAGGTACTCGCTTCTGACCCGTCAACTGACAATTTTGAGGGTCGTTTAATTTATAACAGCACCGAAAAAACCATCAAGGTTTACACGGGTTCAGCATGGCGCAAGATGCTTCATGGCATCACCAGTACGGGTTCTCAATCAGAAGCGCTGACAATCTCTGAAGCCAATGGTGCTGTAACAATTCAACCAAATCTTGCCACATCGTCCGATGACGGTGTCATGTCGGCTGCTGACAAAACCAAACTCGATGCGGCAACAGCAACAGAAACAGCAAACACCCTTGTTCTTCGTGACGCAAACGGTCGTTTCAAAGCCGCAACCCCATCTGCCGACCTTGATGTTGCCAACAAAGGATATGTTGACGCGGCTCGCACAGGGCTCGATGTTAAAGCGTCGGTAAAAGTTGCAACCACAACGGCAATCAATATCTCTAGTGACCTAGAGGCTGGCGATGTCATTGACGGTTACACCCTTGTTGCTGGTGATCGTGTTCTTGTTAAGAACCAAAGCACAGCATCGGAAAACGGTATCTACATTGCTTCCGCTTCTGGCGCAGCATCCCGAGCAACCGACGCTGACAATAATGCCGAAGTCACGCCTGGAATGTTCACGTTCGTTGAGAACGGAACAGTTAACGCAGACAGCGGTTGGGTTCTCATCACGGATGGTGACATCACAGTTGGTACAACCAGTCTCGCATTCTCGCTCTTCTCGGTGGCGGGGAATATTCTTGCTGGTGACGGTCTTTCAAAGACTGGCGATGTACTCAATGTCAATGTTGGCACGGGTATTGAAATCCATTCTGATGCATTGCGTATCAAGTCAGATGCCGCTGGTGCTGGTCTCGGATACACAGATGGTGTCCTTTCTGTAAATATTGGTTCAACAACTGGTCTTGAAATCACCTCAGACAATGTTGGAATTAAACTTGATGCAGCAATTGCTGGTCTTGAAACCACAACTGATGGTCTCAAAATTAAGTCAAACATTGCTGGCGACGGTCTCACTTATACCGCTGGTGTTCTTAGCCGAAATGTAATTGATCTCGGACAGGGTTCTGATGACACAACGGGAACACTCCCCGTTGACCAAGGTGGTACTGGTTCAACTACCGAGTCTGGCGCACGAGACAGCCTTGCCGTTGGTGGCGACACAGGAACTCGCACCTCTACGACCCCAACTCTTGCCCGTAAAACCACTCAAGTTATTGGCGACTCATCTGCCACATCTTTTGCGATTGTTCACAACTTCAACACTCGCCTCGTGCAAGTTGAAGTATTTGACTCTGCAACATATGACACCGTAATTGCCGACGTTGTGCGAACCAATGTCAACACGGTAACAATCAGTTTCTCTGTCGCTCCCGACGCTGGTGCGTACACGGTCGTAATTACGGGTTAAAGATTTACAAAACAAACACCTTGAGGGGTGTTTCATATTTTGAAAAACAGTCGAGGCTGAATTTCTATGACAAAATTTGTTGGAACGCCGCTTCGCGGATTTGACTTTAATTCAGTTGCCTCTGAGGCGCTATCTGCGAGAGTTCATTCTGACAGTGTTCCCAGAATCCGTATTGATGCTGGCGGAAAAATTACTTGGGGTTCTGGCTCAGCCGCTGGTGACACAAACCTTTACAGAGATTCTGCCAATACCCTCACAACCGATGACGTATTTGTTGCTACTGGCGGAATGGTCACACTGACGACAAATGGCGTCCCTAACACCGCTTTACCTGATGGCGCCCTTGCTGTAGATACAACTAATCATGTTTTCTATTATCGGTCAAATTCCACTTGGACGCAGGTAACTGGTGGCGGTGGTAATGCAAATGTCACTATCTCGTCTACTGCTCCAGTAGATCCCGATAACGGTGACCTCTGGTATAACAATGTAAGCAGCCTGCTTTACATTTATGACAGCGGTTCGTGGGATACTGTTAGTGGCGCTGTTGCGCTTCCCGACCTAGACGGAGGAAACATATCGTTGCCCGAACTCTACGAAGCGGAAGTCACCAACGGTGTCATCGCAGTTTTTGATGGAGGTGTAGCAGCATGAGTGTAAAAATTCAACTTAAGAGAACCACAGCCTCTGCTTGGACGTCGCTTAACCCAACTCTTGATGTTGGCGAAATTGGTTTTGAAACCGACACGAAAAAATTTAAGATTGGTGACGGATCAACAGCATGGACATCGCTTCCATACTCAATTACCGCCCAACTTGCTTCTGGGACACTTAACGATCTTGGCGATGTCACGATTACGTCAGCAGCAAACGGCGATTTTTTGCGGTGGAACGGTTCTGCTTGGATTAATGATGCCGTAAACCTTTCAACAGACACGATTGGTTCCTATGTTGAATCGCTTGTTGCGGGCACTGGCGTAACCCTTACCAACAACTCTGGTGAAGGTGCAACACCGACAGTAGCAATTGGTCAGCCTGTGGCAACTAGTGATGCCCCAACATTTGCTGGTTTAACCTTAAACGGAAACGTCGTTTTTGAAGGAACAACCGCTAACGAGTTTGAGACAACTCTTTCGGTAACCGACCCAACAGCAGACAGAACTATCAGTCTTCCAGACGCAAGCGGAACGATTGCTCTAAGTGGAACAATTGCCTTAGGAACAGACACAACAGGAAACTATATTTCTGATGTAACTGCTGGAACTGGCGTAAGTGTCACGCACACTCCAGGCGAGGGCTCAAGTCCAACCATTGCGATTGGTCAGGCTGTTGGCACTTCTGCATCTGTTACTTTTGCTCATGTAACTGCCCCAGTCACTGGAAATGTCACTGGTAACTTGACTGGAAATGTCACTGGAAATGTGACTGGTAGTTCTGGTTCTACCACTGGCAATGCTGCCACGGCAACCGCTCTCCAAAATGCACGCACAATTTCCCTAACTGGAGATGTTTCTGGCTCAGTGTCGTTTGACGGAACATCTGATGTTGCAATTACGGCAACGGTACAGCCAAATTCAGTAGCACTTGGTACCGACACAACTGGGAACTATGTTCAGTCCCTTGTCGCTGGAACTGGTATTACGCTCACGAATGACACCGCTACCGAAGGTGGAACACCAACGATTGCTGTCACAGCGAACACATATCAGCCGTTGGATGCTGAACTAACGGCAATCGCAGGCTTGACTAGCGCCGCTGACAAACTTCCATACTTCACGGGTTCGGGAACAGCATCAACCACGGATATTACAAGTGCCGCAAGAAGCATCCTTGATGACGCAACAACAGGTCAAATTCGCACAACGCTTGGAGTTGGAACTGGCGACTCGCCAACATTTGCTGGTGCGACATTGGATGGGGTGCAAGTTGGTGTAACAGCCGCCAACGAAATCGACACGGCGTCAGGAAACCTGACAATTGACTCTGCTGGTGGAACAACGACAATTGATGACAACTTAACTGTTACTGGAAACCTGACCGTTTCGGGCACCACTACTTCAATTAACACCGAAACTCTTACCGTCGACGACAACATCATTATCCTCAACAACAACGTCACCAGTACTCCAACTGAAAACGCGGGTATTGAGATTGAGCGTGGCTCGTCCACGAATGTTGTTTTGCGTTGGAATGAAACCAATGATAAATGGGAAACAACAAACGACGGAACAACCTACGGAAACATAGTCACTACCGCAGACAGCGGCACCGTGACCAGCACAATGATTGCCGATGGCACCATCGTCAACGCAGATATCAATGCGTCTGCCGCAATCGACAAAACAAAGATTTCTGGAACAGCCATTACTGCTGCCGATACAGGCACCGTCACCTCAACGATGATTGCCGATGGAACAATCGTTAATGCCGACGTAAATGCATCAGCGGCAATTGCTCTTTCAAAACTTGCTTCTGGTACAAGTGCTCAAGTAATTGTTGCCGACTCAAGCGGTGTGCCGACATATAGAACACTCTCTGGAGATGTGACCGTTTCTGATACTGGTGTTGTCACTATCGCCGCAAACAGTGTTGCTCTTGGTACGGATACAACTGGTAACTACATGGCTGATGCGTCGGCTGGAACAGGTATCACGGTTACTCATACCCCAGGTGAAGGTTCTACTGCGACTATCGCTGTTGATACGACCGTTATTCAAGCAAGAGTCGCGAATGTAACCGATACAGAAATTGGTTACCTGGATGGTGTCACTTCTGCGATTCAGACACAAATTAACGCAAAAGCACCGCTTGCCTCACCAACTTTTACTGGAACAGTTACGGTTCCGACCCCAGTAAACAACACCGATGCTTCCACAAAATTGTATGTTGATTCAACTGCTTCAACCACTGCAAGTAATGCTTCTACGGCGCTATCAAACCACGAGTCAGACACAACGAACATTCACGGTATTGCCGATACCTCAATTTTGGTTACTACTACTGGCACTCAGACTCTCACAAACAAAACAATCACTTCTCCTGCTGGCTTGGTTAAGGGTGACGTTGGTCTTGGCAACGTTGATAACACGAGCGATGCCAATAAGCCTGTTTCTACTGCTACCCAAACCGCTCTTGACTTAAAAGCGAACCTTGATTCCCCAACTTTTACGGGAACTGTCACCCTTCCCGACAATACAGTTGCTCTCGGAACAAAAACAACTGGCGATTACGTAGCCACAATTACTGGCGGTACGGGTGTTTCGTCAACAGCCTCCACCTCGGGCGAAGGCACGACACACACACTTTCCATCGGTCAGGCTGTTGGCACAACCGACAACGTAACTTTTGCTGGAGTAACAGCGGACAACATCAAAGTCGGTGTAACTGGCGCAAATGAGATTGACACGGTTTCTGGTGATTTGACAATCGATTCGGCAGGCGGAACCGTAACTATTGACGACAACTTGACGGTTACTGGAAACTTGACTGTTTCTGGAAGCACGACTTCGGTCAATACCGAAACCCTCACCGTTGATGACAACATCATTGTTCTCAATAACAATGTTACTTCTACCCCCTCGGAGAACGCTGGTATTGAAGTTGAGCGTGGCACATCCGCAAATGTTTCTGTGCGCTGGAACGAAACTTCCGATAAATGGGAGGTGACAAACGACGGAACCAATTATGGGGACATCGTAAGCACTTACGACACGGGCACCGTTACAAGCGCAATGATTGCCAATGGGACGATTGTTGATGCCGACATTAGTGCTTCGGCGGCAATTGCAATCTCTAAACTTGCGTCTGGAACAAGTGCTCAAGTAATCCTCGCCAACTCAAGTGGTGTCCCAACATACACAACCCTCTCTGGCGATGTAACTGTTTCCGACACTGGCGTTGTCTCAATCGCCGCAAACTCGGTTGCCCTCGGCACTGATACAACAGGCAATTATGTCGCTTCTCTTGTTGCTGGTACTGGTGTCACTGTTTCAAATAACTCTGGCGAAACAGCAACACCAACTGTTGCCGTGGATACAACAGTTATCCAAGCCCGAGTTGCAGATGTTTCTGATACAGAAATTGGGTACTTGAATGGCGTAACTTCAGCGATTCAAACACAGATTGATTCCAAGGCACCACTAAATTCGCCAACATTTACTGGCACGGTTTCGGGAATCACCAAAACGATGGTCGGTCTCGGCAATGTTGATAATACATCCGATGCCAATAAACCGATTTCAACTGCCACTCAAACCGCACTTGACCTAAAAGCACCACTTGCTTCTCCGACCTTTACTGGAACACCAACACTGCCAACTGGAACAATTGCCGTCACGCAAACCTTAGGGAATGACACGACAGCGGTTGCCACAACAGCGTTTGTACAAACCGCTTTAGCCAATTTTGGTGGGATGACTGTCTCCGATACCGCGCCTGTTTCGGGTGAATCGGGAGACTTGTGGTGGGACAGCACAGGATTAAATCTTTACATTTACTACAGCAATAATTGGGTTCAGGTCTCAAGTGAAGACCCTGTATTTTTTGAATTGTCTGAACTCTTGGGTGTTGAGATAGATAATGATTTGTCACCAAATCACACCTTACGATTTGATGGACCGACAGGTAATTGGGTTAACTCTGCTCCTCGTCAAACCGTTGACACAATCACGACAACTTCATATTCTGTGTCTGCCTCGGATAGTGGTAAAGTTCTATTGTTCAATAATGCCAGCGCAATTAGTGTCGATTTGGGCTCTTGGAGTGCAAATGTCGGTGAAAAGGTGGACATTGTCCGCCGAGGAACGGGTCAAGTTACGGTGACGGTTTCTGGCTCGGTGACAACAATTTCGCCCAATAACTCTGTGACAACAAGAGCACAATATTCGCTTATTACCGCAACTTGTGTGGCGGCAAACACCTTTTTGCTATCAGGAGATCTTACGTAATTTATTTGGGTGGCTACTTAATTGTGGCTTCATTTTTGGTGTAGAATAATACGGTATTATTGCTGTATGGCTGTTACCTTCCCCTCCAATCCTTCCAACAATCAAGAATTTGTTGCGGGAAACAAAATGTTCGCATTTATTGGGTCAAGGTGGCGAAGAGCAGTACAAACGGTTTGGGAATCAGGAACAGCATCGCAGGCAACAATTAGTACAAGTGTTTTAGATGAAATCGATGGAGGGAATGCGTAATGGCGTACAAAAAGATATTGCTTCGTAGGGATACCGCCAGTAATTGGACCAGCGCCAACCCAACTCTTTCTGGTGGTGAAATGGGTGTTGAAACCGACACCCTAAAGTTCAAATTAGGCAATGGCGCAACTGCTTGGAACTCTCTTAATTATTATGCTCCCCCAACACTTAACGACGTTGGCGATGTAACCATCACTAGTGCTTCCAACGGAGATTTTCTTCGCTGGAACGGCTCGGCTTGGATTAACGATGCCGTAGACCTTGCCACCGACACCATTGGCTCTTTTGTTCAATCGCTTGTTGCTGGCACTGGCATTACTCTTGCTAACAACTCTGGTGAAAACTCAACGCCGACAGTTGCCGTAGACACGACAGTTATACAGGCACGGGTTGCGGATGTTTCCGATACGGAAATTGGATATCTGAACGGGGTAACTTCGGCGATTCAAACTCAAATTGATGCCAAAGCGCCACTTGCTTCACCGACTTTTACGGGAACTGCCACTGCTAACGATTTGACAGTTTCAGGAAATCTCATTGTTTCTGGTACTACGACATCAATCAACACATCAACTCTGAATGTTGCTGACAACATCGTAATTCTGAATAATGATGTCACTGGTTCACCGACAGAAAATGCGGGAATTGAAGTTGAGCGTGGAACTTCTGCAAATGTTCTTCTTCGCTGGAATGAAACAGAAGATAGGTGGGAAATCACAACTGACGGTACTACTTACGGAACAATTGCAACAACTACAGATATCTCAAACTCTGAAACCACAACCAATAATGCCCTTGCCTTAAAGGCAAACCTTGATTCCCCAACCTTTACAGGAACTGTTATCCTTCCCGATAACACTGTCGCACTCGGAGCAAAGACGACGGGCAACTATGTTGCTTCGTTGGTTGCTGGTACAGGTATCACCCTTGCCAACAATTCAGGCGAAACCGCAACCCCGACGGTCACTGTTGACACAACGGTTATTCAAGCAAGAGTGGCAGATGTGTCTGACACGGAAATTGGTTATTTGAACGGCGTCACCTCTGCAATTCAAACACAACTTAACGACAAAGCGCCGATTGCCTCTCCGACGTTCACGGGAACAGTTACGATTCCGACTGGCGCTTCAATTACTGCGCCTACTGGCTTGGTTAAAGGTGACGTGGGGCTTGGCAATGTTGACAACACTTCTGATGCCAACAAGCCAGTTTCTAGCGCTACTCAAACTGCCCTAGACCTCAAAGCAAACCTTGCTTCGCCAACATTTACTGGGACTGTAACAATCCCTACAGGTGCGTCAATTACTGCACCCATTGGTTTAGTGAAGGGCGATGTTGGGCTCGGAAACGTTGATAACACATCGGACACAAACAAGCCTGTTTCCACTGCAACACAAACCGCTCTTGACCTCAAGGCGCCACTCGCTTCACCAACTTTTACTGGCACAGTAACTCTGCCAGATAACACAGTTGCTCTTGGGACTAAAACAACTGGTGATTATGTAGCCACGATTACTGCTGGCACGGGCGTAACTTCAAGTGCCGCAACCACTGGTGAAGGCACTACGCATACTTTGTCAATTGGTCAATCTGTTGCCACAGATGCGAATCCTTCGTTTGCTGGCGCAACACTTGACGCAGTGCAAATTGGTATTACCGCGGCGGGAGAAATTGATACAACTTCAGGTAATTTGACAATCGACTCAGCGGGTGGAACAGTAACAGTTGATGACAATCTGACCGTTACTGGGAACTTGACTGTTTCTGGTACGACCACATCAGTAAACACAGAAACACTTACTGTTGATGACAACATTGTTGTATTGAACAACAATGTCACTGGTTCTCCAACTGAAAACGCAGGAATTGAAGTTGAACGAGGGACATCAGCCAATGTTCTTGTTCGTTGGAACGAAACATCTGACAAGTGGGAAACCACTAACGACGGAACTACTTACGGCAACATAGTTACAACGGCGGACAGTGGAACCGTGACTTCAGCGATGCTTGCTGATGGAACTATTGTCAATGCCGACATCAGTGCTTCAGCCGCTATTGCTCTCAGCAAGTTGGCGACCAGCACAGCAGGAAACATCATTGTTTACAACTCCTCTGGTGTTCCTACTTCTGTAACGGAAACTGGCGATGTGACCATTTCTGACACTGGTGTCACTGCAATTAGTTCTGGAGTGATTGTCAATGCAGATATCAGTTCCACTGCCGCAATTGAACTTGGCAAGTTGGCAGATGTGTCAACCAGTGCTCAAACCGCTAGTTACACTCTGGTGCTCGACGACAAGAATAAGATTGTGGAAATGAGCGTCAGTTCTGCAAACAACCTCACGGTTCCACCAAACTCGTCTGTCGCCTTTCCAGTCGGTTCACAAATCAACATTTTGCAGACTGGCACAGGTCAAACAACGGTTGTTGCGGGGTCAGGCGTAACCGTAAACGCCACTCCAGGATTGAAAATACGAGCACAATGGTCGTATGCTACGCTCATCAAACGAGCAACTGATACATGGGTGCTAGTCGGAGACATTTCGGCATAATTTATGGCAAGAACAACTAAAGATACGGGTGGAAAAATCCCAGGTGTGCCAACTATTGGTACGCCTACGCTCGCATCTGGAACTTCTGCCAACGTATATTTCACTGCGCCAGCATATGCAGGTAAAGGAACTCTTACCTATAGGGCAATTGCCGATTCTGGTCAATCAGCAACTGGTTCATCAAGCCCAATCGTAGTATCTGGACTATCTTCTGGTTCAACCAGAACATTCACCGTTGTTGCTATTTCTTCAAATGGTGTTGAGTCAGCCCCTTCATCTGTGAGTTCATCGCTTGTGATGGGTGTTGCGCCGAGCGCTCCAACAATGGGATCTGCTACTGCAGGAAATGCTCAGGCAACTGTTACTTTCACTCAAGGTTCAACTGGAACTGCTGCTGCTAGTGCGGTGACATACCGAGCAACTTCAAGTCCTGGTGGCATTACTGCAACTGGCGTAAACGTCACATCGCTTACAGTAACTGGATTGACGAATGGTACCGCTTACACATTTGTAGTAAGAGCAGAGAGCGAGTTTGGAAACAGCCCTAACTCTGCATCATCCAACTCGGTTACCCCTGTTGTGCCCCCGTTCTTCCCACCGTTTTTCCCACCATTCTTTCCATTCTTTCCACCATTCTTCCCACCTTTCTTTCCTCCATTCTTCCCGTTCTTCCCACCATTTTTCCCGCCATTTTTCCCGCCATTCTTCCCATTCTTCCCACCATTCTTTCCATTCTTCCCCCCATTCTTCCCCTTCTTTCCGCCATTCTTCCCATCCTTCGGTGGTGACGCATGTGCTGGTTGTGGCGGCGGTGGTTTGTATGGTTGCTCTGGACCAATTTGC